GCTTAATATAATAGGCGCGTACTCAAATGCGTCTCTTGATGCGGCTAAAGCCCAGATACGCGAGACTAATGCATCGGTTACTAAGTTATCAGACAGCACTAGTTCTTTACTAACTTACTTAGTATCTAAGTCTAATAACCCGCCCAAAGCACGGCGTAAAAAGGTGAAGCATGCCGCGAGAAATTGAAGAGCTGGAAGACGAAGCAGAAGAGTTTGAGGGTCTCGATAATGAAGAAGACCAAGGGGAAGAAGACGAAGGGAGAGAGTTTGATGAAGCCGAATCCTTCGACGGCGACGATGGACAAACCAGCGAAGAACGACCGGGCGAAGATAAAGAAGAAGATCCCTATGATTCGGAAAGCGAACTCGATCAGCAGCGGGAGCAGGACCGCGTAAGCTCCAAGAAAGCGCGGAGTTCGCGGCGATACCAAGAGCTTGCTAATGGCCGTCGCGAGCTTGAACGGCAGTTAGAGGCCGAACGCGCGGAGACAGCGCGCCTTAAAGCTGAGCGTCAGCGTGAGCAAGCGGAGTTAGTTCGCCGTCAAAGCGATACCGAGGCCGAACGTCTTGCGCAAATGACGCCGGAAGAGCGCGGTGAGTACCGAGTTAACAAGATACAAGCTGAACTTACTTATAACCGGCAGATGGATGAGTTTCGCCGGGCGGACGATTCCGATAGAATAGAGTACCAATCTAGAGCTAGAACAGATAAATTATTCTCTAGGCATTCCGATTCTGTTGAAAAAGCTCTTGCGGATTTACGTAAGCAAGGCCATAATATGTCTCGGATAGCATTATTGAAGTACGTTATTGGCGATGAGATGATGAAGCAATCTGAAAAAGGTACGCAGAAATCCACGCCTCAAAAAACGCGCAAGGTGCCTAAAGCCGCAGGATCATCGCGGGCGGATGTCTCGGGTACGCAACGAGGCCGTAAACCCACGTCAGAACGTGAAGTACTCCGAAAACGATTGGAGAATGTAGAACTGTAGGATTTTTCGTAAGGCGTTACGAGTCCGCAACGTGGAGAAACCACGATGCCTACTAATGTCACTTCCGCGTTTTCGAGTGATGTCGAAGCATACATTGCACTTGAAACACTCCCGCTTGTTCGCCGCCAGCTTGTTGCTTATCAGTTTGGCGATCCGATAACACTTCCAAAAGGCCGCGGTACCAGCTATACGGCAACGCGGTATAACCGCATCCCACTCCCGTTTCAGCCTTTGACGGAAGGTGCCCCGCCTCCTGGAGAGACGATGACGATTGCGCAAGTGACCGCGCAAGCTCAGCAGTGGGGCGACCGGGTTATTATCACCGATGTTGCTGAAATTACGATCAAGCACCCACTTTTTCAGAAGGCGTGTGAGCTTACCGCTCTTCAGGTTTCCGAGACTCTTGAGCGCAATACGTTTAATAACTTGAACGCTGGTACCCAAGTCAACTACGTTGGCGCCGTTGGTTCACGTGCGTCGCTAATTTCTACTTCTCAGCTTACCGGACTTGAGATTAATCGTGTCTCAGCTCAGCTCATGACTCTCGGTGCCCCCCGGTACATGGGCGATGAGATGACTAACACTAAGCTTGATGCTGATGCGGGCGGGGAGAGAGCGAGCGACGATCCGCGCACGATGCCCCATTATGTTAGTATCGTTCACCCGTTTGTTATGGGCGATCTTTATAAAGATACTACGATAGTAACCGCACTCAGTTACTCCGATATCAACCGGCTCTATAATTTTGAGATTGGTGAGTGGCGGGATATTCGGTTCTGTCAGTCTAATCTTGTTCCCTCTTGGACTGGGGTAGCGGCTATCGTCGGCGCGCCCCAAGTGTCCGGCGGAACCTTCGCGGCAGCGAACTATATCATCCAAGTGACTGCTTCCGATACCCAGAACCAGTATGAAAGCCGGATCTACCAGGCTGATATCGCGCGTGCCGTGGTTTTGAACGGATCTATTAGTGTGGTGCTCCCCGCGCTTGCTGGGTTCACTTTTAGCGTTTATGTGTCGGCGGCTGGCGGCGCGGCCCCAGCATTCTTAGGCCTTAGTGTAGCGGGTCCTAATTTTGGTCCCCTGACCGGGCAAGCAACTCAGCTCACTCCCGGCCAAACCGTGATAATTACAGGTCTTGGATTGGCACAAGTGCCTCCAGCGGCTCCGGCTACGGGGTTGACGGTTTACCCAACTTATATCATCTCTCGCGGGGCTTATGCTCAAGTGATGCTTGATGACGTTAAATTTACGTATCTTAAGCAAGCAGATAAATCAGATCCGCTTAACCAATTTAGGGTCGTAGGTTGGAAGGCGTTTTACGGTATGCTCATAGAAAACCAAAACTTCTTTGCGCGTATTGAGTCCACTTCGTCCATTAGTCCGACGTTTGGCTAATAGTTACTAGTAGGGGGCTTAGGCCCCCTACTAGCCACATTCTGTGATCATAACATGCTATTTGAGCGAACCAAGTGTAAAGATTTTAACACCCCCGACGATGAGTGATTAACTATGGCGCGCGGACCCAAAAGCTTTGACCGGCATGTCGATGTTGTCCTTCCTACGGACGATGTTGATTTAGATAAGGACTACCTTCTTACCGAGGAAGAGAAACAAGAGATTGAAGATGAGGTTCGCGCGGAGATTGAGGCCGCTCGAATCGCTGTCGAGAAAGCGGCTTTTCGCAAGGAGCTGAAGCGGCGATTGCGGGTTGAGGCTGGGTTAGAGCACGCTCAAATCCAGGTCACTATTGACTTGGCTGGGCACTCTAGTAAGATCGTTCTGGACGGGAGGGAATACCACCAGGGGTTTTCTTACGTGGTTCCGAAGCCGGTGTATGAGACTCTCGCGGATATTATGCAACGGACTTGGCAGCACGAAGGGACCGTAGGGGGGGCCAATCGGGATGAGTATCGAAAGCCGCGTCATACAGTTGTTTCGAATGATAATCAGGTTGTTAACGCCCCGTCCCGGCAGAATAGGTACGCCCCTAAGGTAGTATTTCCAGCTCAGAACACCAACACAAGGGCTAGTTTACATGGCGAATAACGAAGGCAGGCAGGCAATTGTAACTCCTGTTATTGCGTATTCATTTTCTTTTAATTTGGACCAGACACGTGAGAACATGAACAACGTGGTTGTTCAGTTTCATGTTCCTGTAGATGAGTCGGTAGACAATATAAATGGTATACTCGATAAGGTAGTATCTACTATAGAGCGACAAAAGGCGTCTTATATCCTTGATACATTGCGTAAGGATGTAGAGCTTAATGAGCGGGCCTTGAAGCAAGCATCTTTAGATTTGGATGCAGTGCATAATGAGTATCAGCAGCAGCATATTGCTTCTGGTAAGAAAGGTTCTTACAAGCCTACTGGAATTCAGGCAACCAAGATAAGCACCGCTAAGAATAATTTCGAGCATATGAAGAACCAGATTTCTCGACAGCGTATTATGATAGCGCAACTAGAGGAAAAACGTGGCGTTACAAGCGCAAACCATAGTTAATTTGGCTTGTCAAATAGCGAAGTGTCCGGCTTACACAACCCAAGCCGGACAGTTCCTAAACATGATACTGTCCGATCTTGCCCAACTTAATGATTTCGAGCTGGCACGTGGCCTCTGGCAGATCAATACAGGTTCTCCAAGTGGGTTTAGCGTTGTTACTCAGCAACCTTATTTCAATCTAGCTGCTGACCATCTACGGGTTCTCAAGGACGGTGCATTTTATCTGATAAGCGGGGTGCCGTACACCCTTATACAGCGTTCGCTATCGGATTTTGATCATCTTATAGTGACGCAAGGGTTCACATCTCAGCTTCTTTTCTATGCTGTGGATGATAGTCAGTCTCCACCCCAGATATATTTTTGGCCACCCCCTAATGCTTCTTACCAGGTAGATATCAGGTACGTTAGGTTGCGCGCTGATATAGTTACTCCTGAAACATCTACTTCTGTACCTTGGTTTCCAGAACAAAATTACTTGATTAAAGAGCTGTGTGCAAGGTTAATGCAAATAACGAATGACGATAGGATGGATAACTTTGAATCTAAAGCTAAATCTATTCTTAGTAAATGGCTTACTATTCAAAGGGATAGTGAGTCTTATGTAAACACGGTAACCCTAGATAGAAATAGATTCTCTACTCCTTTCTCTCAATTAAAGAATACTAAAGCCGTGGGGTTCTGATGACCTTGCGGAATACAAAACCTTTTTCGTGGAACCCCAAAGGTGTATCGGATACTATTGACGGTGCGCTTGGTTTTAATGGGTGTATGCTTAAGCTAACTAATCTTATTCCCGATCCAGGTTCTAATGGTGTTTGGGTGTGCAGGCCAGCGGCCCTCTTATTAACTTCTTTTGGTGGATTTAATACGCCGGGGTTTATATCAGTTCTTAAGATAATAGGGACTAAAGCTTATGGTATGGTCGTTAGTAGTCGTAACATAGGTAACGAAGAACCCTTTATATATGACATAGTTTCTGGTTTGTTTAAGTCTATAAGCGGTATAACATCTGTTAATACCCCGGTAGCCTCTTCAGTAAGTGGGTCTTGGGTACCGCCTACTATAGACCAAATTGGTTCTAAACTAATTTTTACCCATCAGGGATTTAATTCGGTTGGCGGGTTCTTTATTGGTACGTTGGATATTTCTAATCCAGCAGCACCAACTTGGATGGCTGGTAATCTTACTGGAGCTATTACGTTTTCGACAAAGCCTACCGCTGTTGCCCAGTTTAATGGCCGGGCTTGGTATGCAGTTGGTAATTCCATTGTATTTTCAGATACTACGAACCCAACTACTTGCACACTAGGAACTCAGGCTCTTACTATTGGGTTTAATGTTAATATTAACGCTCTTGTCGGACTACCCCTTAACTCCTTGACTGGAGGTATTACTCAATCGTTAATGGCATTTGTAGGTACTGCAAATAATACAGCAGCCATTTATCAAATAGTGGGTGATGCGGCCTCCATATCTAGTCCTTTAGTACTAAATCAGTTAAATGTAGCTACAGGTACATACACACAAAATTCTGTAACTCCTACTCCCCAAGGACTTTGTTTCGTTTCTCCGGAAGGGTTGCGTTTTATTAATTTTAATGCTCAAATAAGCGATCCTATTGGAGTTGCGGGACAAGGGGTTGTTAATCCATTTTACTATTCTCTATTTCCGTCTCGCGTACAGATAGCTTATGCGGGAGATGTTATCCGGGTGACGTCGCAGAATGGTAAAGTACCCGGAGCACCACAACAAGAATTCTTTTACCATATGAGCCGTAAGCAATGGAGTGGCCCGCATACATTTCCTGCTTCTATGGTAGAGGGGTACGGGTCCGCATTCATTATGGCTCCGGTTGGAGTTACCGGCAGTTTGTGGCAATCTAATGCTGTTCCTGG